TATACATTCAGGCGCCGTGATGATTACTGGTGACGAGGTCGGTTTTCCGAATAACATCGTGGAGTTGCTTCGCGATCGGCTCGCCCTTGAGGATGATTACTTTTCGGTGGTCCGTCGGCCACTGCGGCCCGACGACCCTGACCAGTCCATCGGTCTCTATGCTTCGATGTGGAATCCGGACCCGGAGTCCTTCGAGATGCACGGCATCGGGGCAGGGGACGTGCCTGGCTCGAATGAGCCATCGCTAGGTCGATACGTTGTCTCGATTCAGGCGATGGTACGCGATTTCGATGAGGAGCGAGGCCTTGCAAAGCATTCGATCCTGTCGACGATCGTGCGGGGTATCCTTTACAGGGATGGCCCGCTTGCTATAGCGTTGTCGCAGCTGAACGTCGAGGTAGCTGGTATCCGAGAGCGTTCGTTGAGGTGGGGCGTCACGGCGCAGCGCTTCCTCAACAACGAGATCGGGAACAACGAGTGGATGTTCCTTTCGACGGTCGAGTTCTGGCTAGATACGGAGATCTATTAGATGGCAACGAACGAGGAAGTCGAGGAACAGCGCGATCGCGTTCACGAACTCCGCGCTCGGCTCGACGCAGCCAAGAGCGGCGGCTCGACGGGTCAGCAGGAGCTGGAGAACGACATCGTCCTGACCCAGCTCCAGGCCGAGGAGGCTCGCCTCGCGGCGGAGATCGCCGAGGTCGAGCATCACAACGACGCGGTTTTCCAGGCGCGTTCGGCCACGCCGCTGGCCAGCGCCAAGGAGCAGATGGCGGCTGCCGTCGCGCAGCAGAAGGCGGTGGCGACCACGATCACCGCCGACAAGAAGGCGGCAGCTCCGGCGGCCCCCAAGACCACGTCCGCTGACGAGCCGAAGGAGAGCTGATCGTGGCCTTCTCGTCACAGGCAGGCCAGGTCATCCTGCGAACGCAGGCTGTCCAGGGCACCCTTCAGGCTGACCTCGCGACCGCCGGTGTCGGCATCAAGCTGCGTTCCGGATCGCTGGGGCCGAACCGGGACCTGTTGATCCCGGACCCGGAGATTGGCGGCGGCCGAGATGTAGTCGACGCCAACCTCGGCGCTGTCTCGTGGTCCGGCGACTACGAGTTCTACCTGCGGATGAACTCGTTCCTGACGCTACTCAAGGCGGCACTCGGAACGGCGGCAGCGCCGGTCACCGCGACCGGTGTCACGACTCACACCATCACCCCTTCGGACGCGGCGGCCCTGCCGTACCTGTCCATCGAAGAGGCGGTCGGTGCGTCGATGGAGACGTTCAACTACACCGACGCGGTGTTGAACACCCTCCACCTCGAAGCTGAGGCGAACGGCTACCTGATGGGCACGGCGAGCCTGATCGCCGCCAAGCAGATTGCCGGTGCAACTCGGACGGCCGTGCCGCTGTACGACAACACTCCGATGTACGTCGGCTCGAATATCACCGTCACGTACAACTCGGTGCAACTCAAGGCGAAGTCGTTCTCGATCGACATCAACAACAACTTCGAGGACGACGACTTCCAGCTCGGCTCGTTCTACGTGAACTCGCTGGTCCCGAAGCGGCGGGAGATCACCGTTGGCTTCACTGTTCGCGAGGCCGACATCTCGCTGTGGCGTTCGGCGGTCTACGGCTCGTCGGCGGCAGTCGCGCCCGGCGGCACGACCAACAAGCAGGCGCTGGTCATCTCCTTCCTGTCGTACGACGACATTCCGGCGAGCACCCCGCTCACGAAGTACCAGGCCACGTTCACCATCCCGAAGTTCGCTCTCAAGCCCTACGCGCTCAGCGTCTCCGGTGACGACATCATCGACGACGACATCGAGGGCCAGGCGCTGCGGCCGGTCGCCGCGACTCCGATCATGACGGTCGTCGCCAAGACGGACGCCACGGCCGGTGCGGGTGGCGGCGCGACCATCGCCTAGCAAGACCCCGACGCCCTGCGTCGCCCCCGTGGCGCAGGGCGTCGGCCTGTCCATCAGAAGGATCGACCACAGGAGAGGGTCAGATGACCACCCAGATGTACGAGGACCCGCGCGACATCCGAGGCGCCAACTTCGCTGCCGGTGACGAGGCGGTCGTCGCGGGCGAGGAGTTCGTCGATTACTTCGGCTTCGGCCGGGACGAGGTCTTCAAGCTGCCGGACGGCAAGCAGGAGATCTTCTTCAAGGTGATGAACGAGGGCCAGCGCGCTCAGTTCCAGAAGCGCACCTCGAAGGACATCAAGTTCAACCGGGCGTCCGGCGACGCCGCCATCAAGGCCGACCAGGCCGAGGAGCGGCACGAGCTGATCCTGTCCTCGGTGACCGGCTGGTCCCTGCGTCGGCGCGGACCGCAGGGCTGGGACATCGCCCCCTTCTCGGGCCAGGGGCCGAACAGCGCGCTCGCGCAGTGGCTCAAGGTCGCGGACCCGAAGATCGTCGACGATCTGGAGCTGGCCATCCGCCGGGCGAACCCGTGGATGCAGGCTGACATGACCGTCGAGGAGATCGACAAGGAGATCGAACGCCTCCAGGATCTCCGCAAGGAAGTCGAGGCGCGCGAACTGGGAAAGTAAAGTTTCTCCAACAGGTAAAAGACTACGTCGAGGGAAAGTCAGTCGAAAACGCTGATCCAGCACTTCGGCTGTTTACCCTCTGCGAGGGGATGAAGTGGGCGCACTTGCCTGTTGCGGGCGGGCTATACGACCAGCATCCCATCCTGATGGAGAAGTTTGAACTCATCTTCCAGCTGCGGGCGCAGAAGGAAGCGCGGGAACAGGCGAAGCGAGACGCTGAACAGAAGCGTGGTTCTCGCAGTCCCGGGGGGCGGGGCAGGCGACGATAACCGCGACCGGCGCGGGGTGTGCTTGACGGGGCACACCCCGCGTCTCTATGCTCCCTGCGTCGGGCACTTGCGAGGCCCAAGATGGACCTCCAAGTCCCGAAGGTGAGCGCATGAATGCTTACATGAACATCCAGGTGCGCGTTCTCTCTGCGAACGCGGCTGCTCAGATTCGGGCGCTACAGGGCCAGATCAATGGCCTGTCGATGGCGATGGCAGGCGCTAACCGGGTGGGTTTCCTCGGGGGCGGCCAGCGTCAGATTTCGGCATTGTCGAAGTTTGGTAACCAGCTTCAGTGGACCGGCCGACAGTTGCAATATAACTTCACGCTACCCCTCGCACTAGCGGGGGGCGCAGCAATGAAGTTTGCACTGGATAACGAGACGGCCTTCACGCGCATCTCCAAGGTCTATGGCGACGCGGCAATGTCCGCTGACGTCATGAAGAACGAGCTGAACGCCCTCAAGAAGGCGTTCGTGGCACTGTCGAACGAGTACGGCGTTCAGCAGTCCGAGGTCCTCAACATCGCAGCCGACTGGGCCGCCGCTGGTGCGTCAGGACTCGCGCTCGCAAGGGGCGTTGAGCAGACGTTGCGCGTCATGGTCCTCGGCGAGATGAACGCGGCCGACGCAACGCAGGCTCTGATCTCTATCCAGGCCCAGTACAACCTGTCCTCCGCGCAGCTGATCGACACGATTGCCAAGCTGAACATCGTGGAGAACCAGACGGCCATCTCCATGCAGGGCCTGATTCAGGGCTTCCAGCGGTCGGCGGGCGTGGCCCGGTCGGCGGGCGTGGACGTGGACCACCTTGCTGCGATGCTGGCAGCTCTGGTCCCGGCTGCCGGTTCGGCAGCGCAGGCTGGTAACGCTCTCAAGACGATCCTGTCTCGCATCATGTCGCCGACCAAGAAGGCGGCGGACACGATGGAGGCAATGGGCATCAATGTCAAGAGCCTCGCGTGGAACAGCCTGAATGGTTCGCAGCGACTCGAGATCTTGGCGCAGAAGTTCCATGGGCTCGCCGATTCGCAGAAGACTGCAGTCGCAACCACGATCGCGTCGCAGTATCAGCTGAACAAGTTCGAGATCCTGATGGACTCGATCTTCAAGGCCAGCGACAAGGCGACGCGCGGCCAGAGCCGATACGCCCAGGCTCTTGACGCCACGAAGAACCGCGCCTACTACCTGAACCAGGCACAGAAGGAGCTTAACCAGGTCCTCAACTCGAATCCGCAGCGCCTCAAGCAGATCTGGGTTATCTTGCAGAACGCGATGGCGGATGTCATTCAGCCGATGATCCCGCTGCTGTTGGGCATGGCTCGCGTCATTGCTGACTTGGTGCAGGCGTTCAACAATTTGCCTTTGCCGGTCAAGCAGACGATCATGTACCTCCTGCTGTTCCTGGCGCTGTTCGGGCCACTGATCCGCTACATCGGCTCGACGATGACGCTGATCGGCGAGCTGGGGTGGTTCTTTGCGGGCCTTGGAAAGCAGGTACTGTTCGTCGTCCGCGTGTTCGCAGGGTTCCTCGCGCTCCCGTTCAGCGCGTTGGGCTCAATCTTTGGCATGCTGGCCGGTGGCATTCTGCGCTTCGGTGGCGCACTTCTTGCGGCGGCGCGAGCGGTCGGTGCGTTCATCCTGACCGGTCCGCTGTTCGGACAGTTCTTCGGCGTAGTCGGTGCGATCCTATCTCGCGGCGGCGGCATGATCGTCGCTATCTGGATGACCGCTCTCGGTCGAATGGCTGCCGTCACCGGCCCGATGCTGGCAGCGATCCAGGGTCTATTCGGCCTGTGGCAGCTAGGCATGATCCGAGTCATTACGCTGGTTCGCAACGCGATGCTGGCGGGCTGGCTGTCGATGACGGCGAGTGCCCGCTTCGTGGGTCCGGCGATCATAGCCTCGTTCCGCACGATGTGGACGATGCTTGTCGCGATTACGACTGTCGGCGTAACGAGCATCGTGACTCGGATGCGCGCCATGGTAGCACTGACCATCGCGATGTTCGCCAACTGGCGTGTGATCCTGGTCCGGCTGAGCACGCTCATGTGGTCGGGAATCCTGGTTGTCTTCCGGGGCGGAATCGTCGCGCTCGGTCGCTACCTCTTGGCTGGCCTTGCCGCCCTGGCTGGTCCGTGGGGTATCGCGATCGCAGCCATCCTCGCCGTGCTCTATATGTTCCGTGACCAGATTGGACAGCTGGTTCGGAACATCATCAACTTCTTCCGCAACATGCCGCCTGGCATTGCTAACGCCTTCAAGCCGCTAGTTAATCTGTTCAACACGGCAGTCAAGTATATCATTACAGCTTTCAACGCACTGCCTAAGGGTGTGCGTGACGCGATGATGGCTGTCGTGCACATCGTGGCTGAAGCGGCTCGACAGGTTTACCAGCTGTTCAGTTACCTGAATCCGTTTGCGCACCACTCCCCCTCGCTGGTGGAGAATGTGACGAACGGTATGGCGATCGTCCGGGCGCAGTTCAAGTCGATCACTGACATCGAAGGCCCCATCAAGTCTGCGTACGAAGAGATCAAGAGGTTCGGCGCAGCAACCGCAAGCCTCATGAAGGGCATGGACTCGGCCAAGCGGGCCAGTGACCGTGCCGATTTGGCGAAGGTTGCTCCTGGCGCACTTGACGAGTTCGATGCGCTGGTTCGTCGCATCCAGATGCTGACGCCGATCCTGAACCAGCTTAAGGCCGCGGTCGATGCACAGCAGGCCGTCGTCGACAAGTGGAAGAGCAAGCTCGACGCAGCCAACGATGCCCTGGACGCGCAGCAGAAGAAGCTGGATGCCCTGAACAAGGTTCTGCAGACCGCGAAGGACAACCTTCAGCAGGCGCAGGACAACCTTCAGAAGTACGCCAACACGCCGATCACCGGCATGAAGGCGATGGAAGATCAGATCTTCGCGAACGAGATGGCGCAGAAGAAGCTTCGTCTCGAAATCATGAAGATGGAGGACGCCGGACAGTCGGTCGATGACCTGACTAACAAGATGCAGGCGCTCCACGGAATGCAGGAACTGCTGACCGGCGAGCGGAAGTCTCTGCAGGACGCTGGCGCTGGCTCCGAGATCCTCAAGACCTACGACGACCAGATCGCATCGATCAAGGACCAGACAAAGGGTGTTGCCGGGCAGATCACGGAGTACCAGAAGCTGTCCGACGAGCTTGACAAGTTGCAGCGCCAGGGCGAAGAACTCGACCTGGAGAAGTCCCTAAAGTTTGATGAACTGACGAAGCAGATCAACGACGCCGCGAACGCGACGAAGGAGATGAGCTTCGACGACATCATGAAGGGGATCAACGATTCTAATGCTGCAATCGACAAGTACGGAGATGAGGTCGACAAGGCCACCAAGGCCGTCGAGGACCAG